TAACTAGACCATTCTCACCTACTTGTTGGATGAGTTCATAGTATTGACGTGCATTTAACACACCTACTCTTCCGTCAGAACTTACCCCTTTTTCATCCATTGCTGCAGCTGCATCATAGAATGCGTTTACGAGGTTTGTTGCACCGTAAGCATCAGAGTCGTTAGTTGTTGAACCAACACGAATCTGAGTACCACCTGGCTCTACAAAGTTTGTCTTAGTGATAGGTGATGCAGCTCTAGCTCCACGTGTAACTGCGCGGAATGCAAGTCTGTCATATTTCTCAGCTAATGCATATCCAATCTTACGAGAGATCTCTGATCTCAAATCGTAATGAGCAAGAACTTCGTCTATCTCGTATAGGAATGCTGAACTGATAAGAAGGTCATCAACTGTGATGGTCTTCTCTGCTACTGGTGGTGCTCCATCTGAGTTACCCAAGATTGGTTTGCCTGGAGTATGGAACTCACTTGTGGTGCGACCTGTGTAGATGAACTGCAATGATTTGCCGTTCTTAAGAGTTCTCTTCATAAGAAGATCTCTAGCTATAGCATTATGCTGGAAGCCTTTGAACATCTCACCTGAGAACAGTTTTAGATATAGAGCTCTTGCGTCACCTGAACTATTCGATTGACCCTGACGGGTTAACGAAGTAGAGGTACCAGAGCTATTCTGATGTGCCATTTATCTATGTTTTAAAATGTTTGAGGGTATAAATCATCATCGCGCGCAAATTAAAATTCAAGTTTTGTGGTCTATCCCACCGTCTAGACGGCTAATAGGTATCCCGCGTACGGGGCTAAAAGCCAAATGAAAGGAGAGTCCGACTCTGAGGTGCTCTCCTTCCTGTTCATAATGTTGAAAGTACTTCTTCGATAGAGATATCCTCATCGAAGTTCTCTTCCTTCTTCTCTGGCTCAGGTGTGAGGCTCGTTATTTGAGCCTTATCACCTTCGCAATCTGATTGATGATGTGACATTAGAAATTAAACTTAGCTCCTAGCTTTGTGCCATAGCTACGATCTTCATCACCATTAGTGATGGTAGATACTTCACCATATACACCAAGCTTCTGAGACACATTGAATGTACCTCCAAGCTTTCCTGATAGTTCTGTTTCAGTACCATCTACATCAGCAACAGCTTTAAGTGCTGGACCGCCTTGTATGTAGTAGTCAAACTTTGAAACTGAACCTTCATAACCAACGTGAACATCTACTGTTCTACCTTGGTACTCAGACCCTGTGTAACCATCATTAGATTCCGCGTTGATATATAGACCAGCGGATGCAGGTGCAGACGCTATGGTGGTAGCTGCGAGAGCAAGTGCAATTGATTTCATTTAATTAGATTTGTAAGTTTTGTAATAAGTGATGCCACGATATTTAAGTTTCTCTGCTCTTTCTAAAAGTTTCTGCTCTTTGATTCGAGCTTGTAATTCTAGTTGAGACATAGTAAAACCTCAAATACCTAAGCCCCGTTCCATGCTTAGGTTTCATGCGTCCCAAGGGGATGAACGGACGTGGCTAATGTGGATCCATT